GGCCTTCGTCGCCATGGTCGGCCGACCACTGAAGTCCGGTGACGTTCCTAAGGCTGCTCGAGCTTGGCACTCGAGTGTCCGAACCTGGCTCACCAACTATGCCGCCCACAGCGGGATAGAGGCCGCGATAGCCGAACTGAAGAAATTCAGTTCTGACTGTCGTGCTTCGTGGATAACTCACGCTACCCCGAAGCATTTCCTCTTTTCCCGCTGTCCCCTGCCCTACCGTACCAGTCAGACCTGCTGGGCGCAACTGTCCTATATGGGACGGGCGCTCCCAGTAGGATCTGACCGGCACGAACGCGAATCGCTAGCCAGACACAAGACTGACTTGACGAGCACGTTCGTGACCGACCCCCTTCTCCTTGCGGACCTGGAGAGGTGGTCGGACGGCTGGGCTAGGAAGTACCTCCCTCGTGCCCCGAGCCTCTCGCACACGTGTGGTCTCATTTCTGGGACCTCAGCCACGTATGCGAAGAGTCGGAGAGAGGGAGGACTGACGGCAGATGTTGGTGAGCTCCTCGACTCCTCCCCCCCGCTGGAACTCGAATGCCCAGACGACATCCCACGCTCAGCGTGGGACTCGCTGGTCTCCGAGCTCCGGCTGGTGGGAGGGGCCCTTCTAGGTGTTCCGGCCGCCCGCCCCCCAAAGGGTCGGGTGGCCGCCATCAGGGAGAGGGGCCACAAGATCCGCGTGGTCACCGCTATGGAGCGGGAACCGTTGGTCTTGGGCCACCTCGCCCGGAAGAGACTCAGTATTGGCCTACGAAAGTGGCCGATGCTGAGGACTGTTCTAGAAGGGAAGCCGAGGGAGGTTGTGCTGGAACTACTTGGGACGACCGGCCAGGTCATCTCGTCGGACTTGCGGGCAGCATCGGACCTCATTCCCCTCGACGTCGCTTGTGCGATCGTCAAGGGGCTGAGGTCGTCTGGCCGCCTGCTTCCGTGCGAGCTCGAGGGCCTCCGTCTTTGCACGGAAGCCCAAGAGTTGACCTGGCCGGACGGGGAGGTCAGGGTGACCAGTCGCGGGATCCTTATGGGACTCCCCACGACCTGGTCGCTCCTGAACCTCTACCATGGGTGGTGCTGGGAAGCGGCTATCGCCGCGACCCCGCTACCCACGGGTCCAAGCTCCAAGACCCCGTCGATCCGTTCCGCCGCGCGCATTTGCGGCGACGACTTGATCGGCGTGGCCCCCCCTGCTGGGATCCGAGCCTACGAAGACCGCTTGCGGTCGACGGGGGCAGAGTTCTCAGCAGGGAAGCACTTCCTCAGTCCGGACAGAGGTGTCTTCTTGGAAGTCTTGTGGGAATTTCGGGGCGAGCGTGT